CTGTACTTTTCTTTTTAACTATATTTACCATTTTACTTTATTTGCCCAATATGCAGCAGAGCATTTACCTTTAGCAATATTTTTGGCATGCCTTGCTTTAAAAGATTTACGTCTCATCTTTTGTTTTTTAGATTCACCTGCTTTAGGTTTACCTGCAGTTGAGACACCCTGTTGACCAAATCTAATTGTTTTAGGTTTACCATCACATAAGGCAACTACTACATGAGATTTAGTCGGATGATTAGGAGTACGTTTAGGTTTATTATACCCAGATACTCCTATTCTTTTTAAAATTGCATCCTTAGACATATCTGCCTTTCATTCTTGTAGGTTTTTTAGCTACAACTTTTTTCTTTACTTTATTTTTAGCTAATTTAGCTGCTTTCATTCCTGCTGAGGTATATGGGAACTTCTTTCCGTTTACGTTTGGCATATTTTCTCCTTATGAATAAAATCTTACACCTTGGTTATCAATCTCTAAGACTTGTCGTCTTGCTTTTTTTCCTTTTTTAGGAAACTGTACGTGAATCCAGGAATTAAATTCAAGAATTAATTTATCAAATTCTATTCCTGATTCTGATAATATGTCCATAGCTTCTTTAACACTACAATACTTTGTTTTAAAGTCTGCAGCTAATCCTTTACAGTGATATGAAGAATCTTTTGAACCTATTACTCTATTTAAAGGTAGACTTCTATATCCTGAAGAAATAATAAGAGGTCTAGAGTCTAGCTTTGTTCTTATTTGTTCTAATCCTTCTGCAAGTATTTCTAAGTTATTTTTTATCTCTTCACTAGCAGTATTGTCTATTCCTAGTCTTATTGCTGTATTAGAGAAAGTTAATTCCTCTAAAGTAAAATGTGGTGTCATTTATACCTTTTTATTTATTAATTGTTCAATTTTTGTTTCTATCATAGGTAGGAATCTCATTCCACTATATCCTATAAAGAATGCTATTGCTGGTCCTGCTAACATACTTAAATTAAATATTTCTAGTAAAGGTGGTATAAAAAACTCTGCTGTTACGATTGCAAGTATTAAAGTAAAAGCTAATTCTTGTCTAGCTCTTTTTCTTTCTACTAACCAGTTTATATGTCCACCTTTAGGTGTTTTACCTTTAAGCTTTTTTTTATTATAATTAAATAAAGCTCCTAGTATGGATGCTACAATACAACAAGCTTTGCTGCCAAAGTGTGTTATTAAGTACTCCATACCTCTCCTTTTTTATTTAGTTAGTCCTTTAAGTTTTTCAAATGTTCTTAAACCAGACAGACCTAACATTGCTAAAGTCAACTCCAATAATACATCTACTTGAAACTGTGGCATAGGTAAGTCTGTTCCTGTTATTGCCAGTATCCATTGTAGTAATGGTGCAAAAACAAATAACCATGCAAATCCAAAAGCTGCTACCCAACCTAATGCAGGTCTCCAACCTGCTACCCACACACTTCTATGTGCTGCCTCAATCTTATTTGTCTCAGCTTGTGCAAGGTTAAGCTTATTAGCATTATCAATAAGTGTCTTTTCAATTGCCTGTTTGGCTTTTTCTGCTCCATTTTTGTCTGGTACTACTTTATCTATAACTGTTGAAATTAATGGTAATAAAACATTAATCATAAATTAACTACTCCGTAAATTATACAAGCTACTATAGGACTTATTGGTAATATAGCTAGTAAAGCTAAAAAACTTAATATAGGTTTTACTACTCTCATACTGACATAGTAACTGTATGTATTAAAACAGCAGTAACTATTGCTCCAAACCCTGCTAATGCTCCCCAAATAAGTTTGTTTAACATTGTTTCTATTCTATCTAATCTTTTGTGTATAGTTGTATATCTTTCTGCACATAGTTTTTCATGTGCTAATAATTCTTCATGAGGAGTCATTATACTTCTCTCCATACTTGCCCTGCCATAACCTCTATAAGAGCCTCTACAGACTCTACAGCAGCTATTGCATTTTCAAGTCTATTAGATTCAGCAACAATAGCAGCTCTATGTGTAACAACTTTTTCTGGAATATCTATTTCTCTTTCTACTTTTCTAGTTATATACCAATCTGTATTAGCTAGAATCATTCCTGCAGTGTGATTTACTTCTGCAATCTTTGTAGACTTTAATCCTTTAGTTACTAATCTTTCGTCAGTATCTTCCATTGCTTCAGTTTCTGGATTCCATACTTGTACATATAATGGATTACCATTTTCATCTACTTCCTCTACATCTTCCATAGCTTTAGGGTTATCTATCTCACCATTCCAATAGTATCTGTCATCTGCCCTTACAGGGTCTGCTTCCCATGTAACACCTATAGCATCTTTCTCTTCTTGTGTAGAGTTCTGTAACCAGTTTCTAGGATATTGTATTTCATTATGTGTAAAACTCCTGTCCATAATAAGAGTTTTTCCGTCTAGTTTGTAAGCCATTATTTTTCCTTATCGTGCGTTTGAGTTTTTAAAAGGGTTCTCGGCAAATGCCATGTATATGTATGTATCTCCACTACCATTTCTAGCATCATCTGCATCTCTTAACTTAAATCCATTAGAAAGTATATCTATTTGATATGCTGTTCCTGATGATTCTGCTGCAGATGTGTTTGCTTCTAAAGTTTCTTTTGCAACATTATATGTGCTTCTTGCTGTATCAGTTATTGCCCATTGTGAAGTGCTATTTGTTCTTTTAGTCATAATCCAAGCAGGTTTAAAACCAGTATAAACAAATGGTCCATCAGCAGAGCCATTACCTGTATATTTACCAAATTTACTGTAGCCTTCTACTGGTGCAAAACAATATAATACTTGATTATTTGTACCACTTAAATTAGTAGCATGATTGCCCAAAGTAACTAGAGTAGCACTAGGTGCAGTACCATTATATTTATTAGTTTCTGTTCCTGCTGCAGCAGTTAAATTAAGAGTTAATGTTTTTGAAGTATCTCCTAGAGCAGTAGCATAAACTGCCCAATCATAACCACTTGTACTTAAAGTTTTACCTATAACAAATTCTGGAGCAGCACTTAATCCATGTCCTACTGTAGCACCTGAAGTAGCATTTCCAGAATATCTAACAATACTAAATCCAGCAGTTGGATTAGCAGATACTGTAGATGCTATAGAACCATCTGTGTTAGATACTGCTGATGAATCTGAACCTCTCCAAACCCAGCCTACCGAGTTACCAGATGGAGCTGAATAAGTTGTTTCTGTTGCATTAGTATTAGATTGAACAACTGCACTTAATCCTCTCACACTATCTATTAGCTGATGGTTGTTAGTATTAGCTCTGTCTTTTATCCAATACCATTGATTAGTAAATACACCTTCTGAAGTAGACTTAATATCAGCACCTGTATCTAATTTAACATCAAAATGCTCACTACCATCTTCAATAGTAGAGTCAGGTAAGTTAAATGTATTCCACTTTTTAAATCCTGTAGGTGGTGTGTAATTAAATGGTTGCTGACCAAAGTTTACTGCCCATGTTATACCTGCTACATAAACAAATGGAAATATTTTAGTACCATCTGTTAAATCATATGAAGGGTTTGCACCACTTGCAGGGTCGCCATCTGTTCCCCAATCTGCTGCATACCAAGTATTATTTCTACCAAAGTAATATTTAGCTGCATCAAAATCTATAGCTACTTGGAATGTTGCTGTACCAGAGTTTAAATTAGAGCCATAAGCTGTGTTAGTAGTTTCTACAATTCTATAAGCATTACTATTGTTTAAATAATAATAGTATTTATTAGCTTCATCAGAGTAAGCTGATTCTACTTTGTTAGCATCTGTTCTAAATCCTATTCCACCTACAGCTGCATGAACAGGCATTGTACACTCAAAATAATACTTACCTGTTGTAGGTATAATTGTAGGAAACATAGTTGCATGATTTACAGAGTTAGATGCTTTTAAGTTTCCGTCAGTCATTGTAGTGTTGACTGCCATATTGTTAGGATTTAATGTAGCAAAGTTACTTGTATCTTCATCTGTTAGCGTAGGTACATCTGACATCAAATCATAAGTAGCATCACCACTAGATGTATCTATATTATTTTCAGTAAAGTTATTACCATTGCCAGAGTTATCTGTACCTCTACCTTTTAAATAAAAACCATTTGTACCATATGTTCCTGTGTATCTTTTAGGAATCCAAGTGCCGTTATCGTCAGTTTCACCAAAGTCTGATGGTGTTAATTGTTGTCCATCTACAAAGTTTACTTCTGTTAGGTAGCCGTCAAAATGCTCAATAGAATTACTTTGTCCTATTGCTTTGCCTGAACCAGAAGTATTTAAAGATAAATCAACATCTTGAGTTGTTGTTGTTAAGGTTAAAGTCTGTTGAACACCATTTACATAAACTTTAACTCTGTTCGTTGCTGTTCCTTGTGTAGTATCAAAAGCAACTACAATATGATACCAAGCAGAAGGGTCACGAAAAACGGCAGGCGTTGAAAATTCATATAAATCACCTCCAGAATTTCGTACATAACAAGCTATAAAATCTCCTGATTGAAAAGCTATAAAACCTCTATTTGTAGAATCAGTAAAACCAGAATATAGTTGCTGTAAAGAACCTAATTTACCTCTTTTTACCCACATGCTTAAAGTAAAAATTCTTGCACTTGTAGGAGTTCCATATGTTCTTGTTAAACTTGCACTAGCAGAGGAACGAAAGCGTAAGCTATCTTCTAATTCATATGCTCCACTTACAGGTATAGCATTGCTGTTATTTAGTATTCCCATTTAATCCTTATCCGTAAGATGCACTTACAGTTATATAAGCGTTTGTACCATTATCAAAATAAGATAGTAAGTATGAACCTGTAACACTAATAGTTGCTAGGTCGGCTGCAGTAATTTTAGTATTAGCATGAGCTGTAATAGCATGGTTACTAGCATTGGTTAATAATATATATCCTGATTGACCATCTGTATGATTGGTAAATGTTAATGTACCACCACCACTTGGACTAGCTTTAAAATTATTACCACCATCTTGGTCAAATGATAAAGAGGTTGTATTATCTATAACAGTTGCTCTTTGTGAACCAGTCCATGATTGGTCTTTGGTTAAATCTAATGTAAAGGTTGTACCACCAAGACTTAACCCTGCTCCTGCTGTGTAAGTGGTGTTGGTAGGTACTGCCCAAGTTAATGTACCAGAACCATCTGTTTGCAAAAACTCACTAGCACTACCATCATTATTAGGAAATGTTAGTGTGTAATCTGCTCCTGCACTATGAGGAGGTCCTTTTAATTTAATACCGTGTGTATTTTCTTCACAGTTTAATTGAATAAATCCTGAAGTATCTCCTGATGTACCTTTAGCTTCTAAACTAGGTGTAGTTCCAACAGATACTAGATTAATTTTAGCAGTGGTAACTGCATCATTAGCTATTGTTAATGCAGTTGCACCAGTAACATCCCCTGTAT